TAATGTATGCGCAGCGTAGCCCTCATAGTAATACTTGCCATTACCCTAGCATACATTTCAAGTTGTGAAGCAGCCGACAGTAATATCCGCTACAAGGATATGCCAGTAACACCACCGTCAGTACCCTCAGTAGCTCCATCTGGCGCATATTCAGACATTTGTGTAGTCGGAGCATCAGGTGGTATTTCAGCAGGCTTTTTGGGCATCTCAGGCGGTTCTCATATTGTTGATGAATTCTGTCAAAGAATAAAATTATCTAGGTCGTTAGCTCAGATGGGCTTGAAAATATCGGCAACAGCGTTGCTCTGTCAAGATGCCAGAGTGTTTGAAGCTATGATAGCAGCAGGATCACCCTGTCCTGTTAATGGTTTAATTGGCAAGGAAGCTATTATAGAATATAGAAAACGAGGAATATTAGATGAAGAAAATAATATCATTCGTAATCCGATGGCTAGGCGTGTCAAGTTTAATGTTGACCAGCCTAAACGCACAGGAGATTACGGACAACCTACTAAATAACCATACCTTTGACGAGAATACGAATGGATGGACACTATCTGATTCTAATGTTAAGCGTGATAGTAATAGCTATACTGATGCAGGTAATAGCCCTACTGTAAGATTCAAAGGGCAGACTTCTACCATATCGCAACTGGTAGACTTAACTGCTGTAGAACAAGGCAAGGAGATACAATCGTATACTATTAAATACAATGGCTATGGTTGTGGCAATAGTCCTGGCGGTTGGTGTCTTGATGAAGCAGACGATACGATTGTAACCAACATAACTTTTACTGATGGCACAACGACAGAGGTATCTAGCCATACCATTGCTGTACCATATGAAGATGGTTGGACCCATCATGTTTTTACCAAATCCATAAATGACAGTTTTATTACAGGCAATGTAGCCATAAACTTTGAGCTGTCAGGGATAGATACTGGTAACTCAAACTCATGGCTTGGTCCAATCACAGACAACTATGAGTTTATGATTACCTATGATGACTTTGTAGCACCAGTGGTAGAGCCTATAGTAGAACCTATAGTAGAAGAAGTTATCGAAGCAGCAGTTATCGAAACAGTAGTAGAAGAAACCATGATTGGTGGGCTGGATCTATCAACCGAAGTAACGCTTGACTTGATTCAAGAAATCAGAGTTGAGATACCGCAGATGGATATACCTGATCTGCCTGAGATACAACCTATCGCTAGTATTGATATTGATACGGCTGTGGATATGCCTGACATGACCGACATGCCAGCGCAGATTGATATGCCTACACCTATTCAAGAAATAAAAATTGAGATGCCAGCAGATATACCTGAGATTGCTGACGTAGAGCCAATCCAAGAAATACAAGAAATAGAACCACAACAGCCAGAGGTGGCGGAGGTAAAAAATGAAGGGGGGGAAATTGACCAAGAAACAGAAAAACAAACTGAGGTCGCTGAGAGCAAAACAGATGAAGGAAGCGACTTATCAGAACCAAGTGAAGGAGAAGGAGAAAGAGAAGGATCAAACGAAACAACAGAAGTCGCAGCAGCCGACAGCAGCAGCGAACCTAAATCAACCAAAGAAGGAGGAAAAGAAAGTGGCGGAAACAAAACAAAATCCAAGTCTAAATCTAAATCTAAGACAGAAGCTAAAACTAAAGATGATCGACCTACAGGAAGCGGCAAAAAAGTTGTTGCAAAAACTAAGGCAAAGTTACCAGTCAATACTGCAAAAAATAAAACGCTAGCACAACTGCCACTGCCGATTGCTTATTTGCAAAACATAACAGAATCAATTACATTGGTGGAAACCATAAGCCTACAACAGGAGATGATATATGGAGGGCAGCAAGTCGATAACCTTAACACCAGCAGTATTACTATCATTGCTCTTGACAATAATACCAGCAGCAGGTGGAGTAATCTACAAAATGAGCGCAAACGATTCAAAGCTCCAAAGTACCGTAAATGATATAAAGAAGATCAACACAAGACTGGGTAAGATTAAGAAGGCAGATACGTCAGGGTTATTGGATAGGATAGCTAAGCTCGAAGGTATTATAGAAACACAAACCATACAGCTTACAGAGATGAAAGATGAAATATCTGAAATCTATGACGAGATTGAGAAGGCAGAGGATAGAGTATCTGAATGGAGTGAAAAGGAATTTGAGAAGCTGTATGAGATTGTTAACGATAACCCACTAGGTCGATAGCATGATACCAATGGAACTTATCAGCATGGGAGCATCCACAGTCATTGGTGGCGTGCTATCTATCATGGCACAGAAAGCCAAAGATAAAGCTGATGAACAAAAGTCATTGATGGCTAGAGCTGGGTTCCAGGCAGAACAATTCAATCGTGCTAGAAATGTAACCGACCAATTTACCAAGAACACCAGAAGATACATTGCCCTCATGTGTGTCATGGCGATCATAGTCTTGCCCAAACTAGCACCCTTTATAGATCCCAGTTTAAACATCTACGTTGGCTATACGGAAGCTGTATCAAAAGGCTTTTGGATATTTAGTAGCAGCACTGATATGACTTTATGGAAACCTCTCGATGGTTTGGTGATAACACCATTGGACACTCATGTGGTATCTAGTATCATAGGGTTATACTTTGGTGGTAGCTTGGTAAGAAGGTAGCATATGAAAGATAATCTTATCTGGTATATCATCTTCACGATATTAATTATTGCTTGGTATTTAGCTTTATGAGAAAAGAACATAAGAATCCCAAAGGTGGATTGACCGAAGCAGGGCGAAAATTTTTTAAAAGAACTCAGGGTTCTAATTTAAAACGACCTGTCAAGTCAGGCACCAACCCAAGACGTGTATCATTTGCGGCACGCTTTGCAGGTATGAAAGGAGCTATGAAAAACCCTGATGGTTCACCCACTAGGAAAGCTCTAGCACTCAAAGCCTGGGGATTTGGCAGTGTAGAAGCTGCTCGCAACTTCGCTAACCGACACAAGAAAAGCTGATGAAAGAACTAACCAAAAGACAGAAAGCTACGATGAAGAAGCACGAAAAACATCACACCAAAAAGCATATGAACTTAATGGTGGCAGAGATGATGCGTGGTAAATCCTTCAGTGAAGCTCACAAGATTGCACAAAAGAAAGTGGGTAAGTAGTTAAAACAAATCCTTGATGGTTACTGTTTTGGCTCGTATGCTTCTGGCTTCTTTGGCAGGCACAACCTTCTCTGGCTGTGCTTTGTAGTTACGCATCTTGCGTTCTAATTGCACCATGCCCTGTATGCTGTTGATTTGTCCAATCTCATTATCACCTAGTGCTTCAATCATTTGCATCTGTAATCCTTGCATACCTTCTTCTATTTCTTTCCTCTCTCTTTCCAATGATTGATATAATTTAATTACTCTTGATAATTCATTATTTAGCTGCACTGGCTCAGTGCCAGTAACCTTGTTGTATTTCTCTCCCATGGTTGCTAAATCCACAGGAGCGTACATGGTATCTTGGTCAAGGTGTTGGTAAAAAGTTATGGCTTGTTGCACGATGTCAGCTTGGACAGCTTGTGCGGCAGGCATGACATAGCATCTGTGATCGTTGCCATTGAATAAGATTGCCACACACAAGTAGTCGGCATCAGCAATCCAGGCTTGACATTCAGCTTGTAGATAGCCACGTCCATATGGCGTAAGTCTTAATTCATCTACTGAATCGTATGGGCGACCTTGCATGTTCTTGTACTCCACCACCATTTTGCCAGTCATATTCTCTAGCAGTTCGTCTTGTGGAGTGTATATTTTGCCGTCAATGGGTGCCACCATAGTTGGCTCGGAGAAGTATACAATGGCATCTAGACTGGCATACAAATCATACGGTTTGCCCTTACTGTCCTTGCCAAGTTCTTTACTCATTACCTCCGTAACAGGGTACACAATGTCCAGTTCAAGCACCTGCTCAGTAAGACTATTTATAACGCCTTCTAATACATTGCCCATGTTCATACGCTCTTGTATTTTCTCAGGGTGTTCTGGTTCTTGGTAGGTACCTGCTCGTACGTCTTTAATTTTTTGCAACACCTTGTGTGGACTAGCAAACAGATAAGGTATCTGACTGGCACTCAGCATGTTATCAGGGGAGAGCTTACCAAAACCTTTGTCTAATTTTTTCATTATTTTTCCTATAAGTCAGTTGTAAATTCTTGGTTCTCGTCTTTAATCCATAGCATCTGATTACCTCTGGGCGTACCTGAAAACAAGATACGATTGCTGTGGATCAGACGTTCTAGGCAACGTCCAAACGCTTTGCTCTTGGTGTTAGACTTGCCGTCAAATAAATCTAAGCACTCCTCACGCAGTCTAGCACGATTAACTACTCTTTGATTGCTTGGTATATCCTTGTGTTTCTTGATGGTACCTTCGTTCAACAGCAAAGTTCTGAGCTTTTCTAACACTTGTTCATCGTAGGTGTCCATGACATGCCCATCACTCGGCACAGCCACCAAACTCTGTCCGTCCAATGAGTTGACAGTAGTCATTTCAAACTCTATCTGGTCAAAGGGTGCGCTGTCTTTTTGTTTATCACAAGTCAAGATACAAATGCTTTCTGCCCTTGCCACCTGAATAGAAGTATCCATACTGGCATAGATATTACTGCTACCTCTGGCACCACTGGCTTCATTCTTACCGCTATGGTGTACAATTAAGATGGTGCAACCCAGCATATCTCGTAAGTCATCAAGGTTTTGTATGAAAGTGCTGGTATCTTTGGCACTATTTTCTTCACCGCTAAAGTTTCTGGACATGGTGTCAATCACCAATAAGCCTAGATCTAGCTTTAATATTTGTATGTCGCTAATCAGCACCTCTACTATGGCTTTGTGCAACAGGTCAATGGCTACTGGCATCAAATAAAAGTTTTGTATTAATAAATCATGGTGTTTTTGGTAGGCACTGATTCTATTCTTGTAGCCATAACCACCTTCCCCTGCAATATACAACACATCTTTTTTCTCAGTAATGCAACCATGAAACTCTTTGCCTGTGCAGATTGACAGTGCCATATCCAAAGCTATGAAAGACTTGAAAGAACCACTGCGACCCCAGATCATAGCGGTAGAATTTTCTAGTAGATAATCTTTAATCAACCACGTTGGCGGTCGCATGGTCAGAATATCATCATACGTCATAATTAAATTCTGTGGTTTTTCAGGGTAAGGTTCATACCCTTCGGCAGTTTTGACTTGGTTTTTCAGCACCTCAACAGTACCACCATTGGCAAACCAATCGGTAATATCATTGACTTGTTCTGATTGTGCTGGGTTTTGCAACCAACAATGGGCAACGCTTTGTGCTATGCCATGTAGTTTTTCGTACATGCTCTTGACAAACTTACCCCCTGCCTTATCAAAGTCGCCACAGATAAATACCCTGCGCCCTTTGAAATATTCTATAGCGTTGTCTGGGATATCACTGGCACCCCCATAGGTCGTGGCTAACATGCCACGCATTATCAAAGTGTCGCAATCTTTTTCCCCCTCGCAGATAAAGACCCCACGAGTTTTATCCTCCAGGATAGCTGGCAAATTGTATGGAATACGATCCGCACCATTCAAGCCCTTGCCATGTGGACTAGACCACATGAAAGACTTTGGCTCAAACTTTGTTTTGGTATAGACCACATCTCCTTTGGCAGAGATGTAATCCCACTCTGCGACTACTTGTCGAGAGCGCCCACCCTCTGCCCGTTCAGAAAATCCGAACCACCAAAACGTCTAAACACATCAGCAACAGGTTCGCTGGGAAAATGCTCCGCTATAAAATCCTTGCAAGAGCCACCCTTATCCTCTGTAAAGTCAAACCAACGCCCTGCATTGGTGTCAACGCTTACCCCTTTCGAGCCTTTAAAACGATAGTTGCCAGTGCCAACAGCAGTGGGTTTACCATAGACTTCTTGTGCCATGTTAAATAATATTTCCCCGTATGACTTACCACCCATCATTGTTGTCCTTTGGTGTGGTTTCAGTTGGTTCTGGTGTATCGGTATCTAAGACATCTAAACTGTCATTGAATTCCTCAACGCTGGGTACATCAGCTTGTTTTGCCTGACCATTGCTTTTTGGTTTGGTTTCAGGTGTAACAAATAAATCTATATCGGGCAGTTCTGTTTGGCTACGATCAATATACCCCAGGATTTTAAAGGTTGGGAAATACAGCGTTCTTTTGTTTATGACGATTTGCTCAACCGATATTGCACAGCTCGCTACTTTACTTTGATCGTACTTTGGGTGATATTCTCTGATATAGTTTGTAAGTGTTTCTACAATGCTGTCGTTGCATAATTTTGAATTAGAAGAATAATGACAGAAACCTATCTTTGGCGACCACACATTGACATCAAATTGCATCTTCCAATTATCTTCATTTGGCAGCACAGGTATGGTGTCATTCCAATGCTTGTAGTTAAAGGTTGGTATGCTTAAATTACAAGGACCTACCTGCATGTTGTAAAAATCTACTATCAATTTGTTTGGTGCTTGATTGTTTACCAATGGCACTTTGTTACCATCCATGCGTTTGTAAAACTGTCCTTCAAAACAACCAAAGTTTAGTAGCGTACCAAACTTTTCGCTACCCCCGCCTTGACTGTCGCCATTCATGCCAAACGCTTTTCTTAGTTCTTCTATATTATCGGTCATGTACCCTCCGTTTCATTGTTATTGGGTGTGGTATTACTGCCATCATCACGATTCATTGCCTGTAAAATGCCGTCTATTTCTAGAATACAGAGCTTAATTTCTACTCTGCTAGAGATAAATTCATACAGCTTCACAGTGGTTTCATCGCTACCCTTGTTTATCATATGGTTAAAATCCTCTGCATTGCACTCACTTTTGGCGACTAAATAGCCACGCAGTTTAATGAGAGCAGACTTTAGATTGACTTCTGTTGTTTTTATTTCTTCGGTCATGCTTGTCGCTCCTTGTGGTTGCGGTCAATGTATTGGTTAATACAATGGATCAAGACCTCCTTCATATCTACGCCATTCTGAGAGCAAACAGTTTTAAATGCTGTGTGTAGTTCTGCATTCACAGCTATATTAATTTGTTTCACTCCAGTAAAGACAGTAGTATTGTCAGGTTCACTCATTCGTCCTCCTTTCTAATTGTTTTCTGATTGTTTGTTTGCTTCCATGTTCGTCAAACGTGCATCATAATGTTGCTTGAGCGCATGGGTAAAATTGTCATGGTCTAATATTAACGCCATTTCCTTTGACGTATAGACGACTATATCACTACCTAGTTTTATATGCAATGCTTTTTTGGTATCTTCATTTTGCGTTAAGTAAACGATATTGGTAGAGCCATCATCTTGCTGAATCTCAACAGTCAATTCACCCACATTAATCCTTGCCATCCCCCCTTGTTTGGCTCGATTCTGCATCAGTTCGTAACCACGCACCAGCGTGTCAGCGTACTTAACAAAATCCTCAACGCTACGCTGTCCATGTTTTAAAGCCAACGCCTGTAGAAGATAGTCTGGCAAAGCTCTTTGCACTTTGGTAATGGCTTGTACTACATTGGTGGGTAGTTCGCATAAGATCCTATGATAGCCATACATGCAGACATCATTGTAGGCAAAGTTAACTCGATCAACTGCCTTCATTATGTCTACCCCCCAGGTCTTACCACTGATGGCATAGTGCGTGAAATCATTTAATTCTAATAGCATTAAACACCTCCTTAACTGTTGGTAAATTTTTTTTAGTTGTTTTAAGTTGAGTAAACATTTCAATCCACCCCTCATGTTTAGGCAAATCTTCTAGGTCTAATAAAACCAAAAATTTTGCTAAGTGTGTTTCAACTTCTCTTAATGAATAATTAGGAATGTTGCCATATACTTGCGAACACGCATTTAAAATTATGGCATGGTACTCACGCACTACCTTCTGATTAAGAATACTACCCGACACCTCCCCCTGTTGTACTGCCTGGCGTTCCCCCTTGACAGTTGCATCTTGTTTGTTGTCAGCTACAATCTCTTTATAATATTGTTTTTGTAATTCCTCATAAGGTG